TACTGTTCTGCGATTCCTTGTTGCCGAGCCGCCTGTCCGGTATTGATTCCCTGAAGTGCCGCTTGGGTCATCAGGTCATTACGGTTATTGGCTTGTTGCGTTTGAGCATTCTTCCATGCTTCGGAACCCTGCATGATTCCCTGGTTAGCAAGTTGAGTATCCAGCCCCTGTTGCTGGTGTTCAAGTTCAGGACGAAGCCTGGACATGATGGCATCTTGAACTGCCTGCCCTTGGATACTTGGCTGAGCCAGTTTCGACTCATCCAGAGCCGTATTCGACAGCAGGTTATCGACCTGTCCCAATCCGTGCTGCGCCGTTCCAAGTAAAGATTGGCTCAGTTTATTGTTGGCATCAAGTTTCGCCTGTTCAGCAGGGCTTAACGTCTGGGTAGCTGTCCACGTTGGGTTACCGGCAGCAGAGGTTCCATCCTGCTTGTATATCAGGTTCCCATACGGCGTGATCTGATTGACGCGATTAGACTCAGCAGCAGCAATTGCGGCATCTTTGTTCCCTTGAGCAGTCGCTTGTGCAGCACCCGTATAATCAGGTGCTGGAGGTGGACTAGGACTGTCTTTTCCCATAACGTACTCCTAAATATCTACAGTTTTTCCGTTCCATCACATAGAAAATCATGTCGCCGGAAGGATGTATATCTTTCAATCTTGCTGCTTCACTGAATCCAAACTTGTTAAGCAAATTCAGCGAATCTTCATTATTCTCTGTTACCGGACAAACCACCTTACTACAGCCCAACTGGTTAAACGGGTAGTCGAATATGGCATGAATAAACTGCTTACCTATCCTCCCCGTTATGGCTATGTGCGCCATAACAGAGGTTTGATTCATATCTTCGTACCACACTCCACCTTGCAACTTCCCATCTACTTCCCATCCTATGCACTCACTGTTTTCTGGCGTCCAGATCATCCGACAGTGATGAGCCACATATGGCCCGATTACGTCTTTTCCTACTACGATCAAATCACACTCCCAACCTCATAAACGAAGTCACTCGAAGCCCAATGTGTCTCAATACCCTGTGATGCCATTTTTAATCTCAATGCAGCAGCGAATCCCACTCCGTTAACACCTTGCCAGTATTTAGTGACCGTCAGACCTCCACCCCAGATTCCAGTGTCCCATACAGCGGAGTCCCATACGGCATTTGTTACTGGAGCATAGGCCAGCGTCCCGGTAACATCGGTATCATCGAAGTCAACATTGATACCTGCAAGCGTAGTTGGCGAACCTTCCGTAAGCAGGATCGGACGAACCATTGTCCAACGCTTTAATAGCCCACGGTTTCCGAAGTAACTGAACGCTTGTTTGGCATCCCCGTTGATATTTGTGGAGTTGTCAGAGTATCCATTCCATGCCCTTCCAACATACCCATTACCGCCAAAGTATGGCTCATCGTTGAAAATGCACCAGCAGTTAGCTCCAATCCCCGTCCAGTCGCACCACGACTTTGTAATGGTATTCATTACATACTGAGTCTGTTGTCCAGTAGATACAGGGATGTTCAGGATCAGCATATTGGCTTTTGCGTAGTACAAAAGCTGCCATCCGAAATTAGACCCATAATCCGTAGCAGCTTGTGAAACTGCGTAGTAAATCTTGTCCGTAAGAGCAACTCTTGGATCAAGCCTGGAAGATTGAAGTGCAGACGCAAGAGGCATCAGGCCGTCTTGAGTAAGCATCAAACAGTCGCCAGCCCACTTCAGAGTGCATCTACGACCCAAGGGTGCTCCAATCTCCCAAATGCCCACCAAAGCCCATTTAGTAGCATCTGAGGGGTCTGTGCCTTTATAGACAATCACTTCTCCATTGGAAGTGATAAATACCGCATGGTCATCTACTCCAGCACCAGCATCCAACGTCCAGTTCTCCATTGCCATCATGTATCCACCCTGGCGAGCAACGGAACTGAAATCGAGAAGCGCAGCCGCACCAGCGATTGAGTCAGTAGGCAAATACCAAACCTTCAACGTATCTTTTTGGACAAGAAAAATACGATGCTTAAACAGATTTATATGTATGCACTGAGCAGTATCAACTCCAGTAATGTCATGGGTTCCATCGCCATCAGTCCACCATGTTGAGCCGTTGTATCCACGCAGTTTGTCAGCACCGTTTACACACAAAAGGAACGACCCGCCAGATGTAGTGATGTTTTGATCCTGCCACCGCGCATTGGTCAATCCGGTTACAACCGCTGCTCCGATTGCTCCTGAGGATGTGGCATTGTAGAAAGATGTCCCCGCCGCAGCAAACAGTGTATTCGTTGTCCCTGCTGAGTACGGCATCAGTGATTCAATTTGCCCACTAAACCCCGTCTTGTGCTGTGTATATCCCTTCCTCAACATCACATCCGAAGTCGTCGGGAAGTAATTTGTCAGATAAACAGCATCCGTTGGCTTCATCTCGCCAATAGAATCACGCGCATTCCATCCACCCACAGGAGCCGGAATGGAAGCAGAGCGCGAAGATGCTTTCTTAGCTGCCATAGTTGCTATCCGGGATGTTGGCCCACCCGATCAATACTTGCGACGGGCGTGGAGCGAAACTCAGCGTAGCCGAACCGGCATCTTCTGCTTTTGCAATATCTAGGAACCGCTTGAAATCACGGGTCATTGCTGTGGCATCGAATCCCTTGATTTCCATGTATTTCATCTTGGTGAACAGCACCATCAGACGAGTTGGGAAAATACAGGTATCCGTATCAACCGTGAAAGCAGATTTACTCGTTCCACCTACATCCGTAGCCCATCCGTTAGAGATGTACTCAAACCCAAGGTATTCCGAGGTCGAGATAAGCGGCCAAATCTGGAAGTAGCTACCGAGCAACCGCCAGCGAAGTCTGGGTCCAGAAGCGATATACCCACTCTTGAGCCATTGCCACTGTTGAGCAGACTCTGGTCCGAGCATTTCCCAATGCTTTGTCTTATCCCATTGGGTACGATCTACCAGGCGGTCATAGTCGGATGGAAGGGGATACTTCGATTGCCCAAACGTCAGAGTGTAAGTACCCGTTGCAGAGGCATTCTGCGTCAGAGTGACTTGGGTAGGAGAATCTACAGACAGAACATAGCAGTCTTGTGGAGCAGACGAACCCGTAACCATGTAGGTTCCAGCAGTAATCGTCGCGGTACTGGTTATCCCCGTGACAATTGGAGAACCAGAGACTGTCGTTCCACTGGATTGGTAATACTGCGTTGTGAAACGATACTCTTTGTCCAACGCTCTCCAGTTGTGTTCCATACACAACTCGGTTCCAGCCGCATTCATCAACGCGAGTATCTGAATGGTATCTTGGGCTTGGCTGGAAGCTACCGCTGTAATCGGGGATAAGCCTAGTTCATTGGCTACCGATTGCGCGATGGAGAGCATTGTTGCCATGACATATCCTTTTGCCTAGTATTAAGCAGCCTCTTGTTCAGGCTTCTTGCCAAAATTAGGATTCCCGCGCTTCTTGGGTTCCTCTTTCTGGCCTACGGCAGCAAGGATTTGCGCCATTTGCTCTTGCATTGCCGCTAGTTTAGCATCAGTTTCAGCACGAATACTAGCGTTTTCTTCACGCAACTTGGTCATTTCCTCATTCTGGCGGTGCAAAATGGACTCATCACCGGCTACTTTAAGGAAATTCTGCGCCCTGGACCGAAGCATGTTCCCGCTCATGCCAACTTTCATCCCAAACGCTTGTAGCTGAGAGTCAGAAGCAGTAGCAAGCGACTCTACCGTATGAAACTTCAAATACCGGAGTTCTTCAGCCATTGCCGGAGTCACCAGAGGCCATTGGCTGATCGGAGTTCCTACCAGTTTCGGGTCATCTCCGTGGGTATTCTGATAGTGCGCCCAATGGAGCGGGAATCGAGCCTTATGATCCTCTCGGACTTCAGCGATGGAAGTCAGCGTGTTATCACCAGGAACAGAGATAATGATGAAATCCCTGTCCTCAAAGATCGGACGGCCTTCTTTTTCGCTTTGGAAGTCGTTTTTAACAGGACGGCTTTCAAACCGTACATTCAGACGCGAATCTGCACTTTTGTCGTCGCTTTCGATACCCATTTTATTTCTCCAAGTAGTTGGGGGTTATTTAAGGATTTACTGCTAGGAACACTTCTATCTCTGTTAATGCTTTTGCACCAAGGCAGTCAATTTTGCGTAGATCATTTTCTTTACAAAACCTTCTAACATCTTGTTTTGTGTACAAGTTCTCATTATTTAGACAATTAGCAACTCTAGTTGATAATCCATGGAATTCACTATTTTTATGAATCCGCTTGCGAGTCGCCAACTTAACCAATTGCCTGGCTCTTTCAGATGAAACACCAAGCTCTACCCCAATGTCTCGTAACAGTTTTCCGTTATTCTTTAATTCCAACGCTTTCTCCGCTCTTTCGGCAATATAAGATGCCATTTCTTTCTCCTAAGTGGTTAGGTAAAAAATTGAATAAATGTCATGCTTCAATGAAAAATCAACATTGAATCCAAGACGGTTAAATGTCTCCATCCACCATTCATACGGCTGAACAGTCAAATGGAGTTGCTGCCCTATGAGTTCCCCGCATACGTCAGGAACTGTTGAAATCTGGAAAAAGCACTTTCCGCAAGAAGCCATGATGTTCTTGATTACAGCATCAACATTTTCTGGCTCGATATGCTCCATCACGTCGGTACAGTATCCATAATCCGCGAGGATAGGTATCTGCTTGGTCATGTCGCAAACAAGGAACGAGAAGTCCTTGCAATCTCTGTCCCGGCAGTTATCAGCAAAGTCAACTTGTATCACTTCGCAGTTGGATAGTTCCCTAATCGCTTTTGATCCACGGCCTGTTCCGCATCCGTAATCGACAATCCGGTATCCGGCAATAGGTTTTACAACATCTATGAACACTTGTGCCGTTAGTTCTCCAGGCGACACTTGGCGATATGCAGCATGTTCCCACATCGCCTCATACTTTGACTTTTCATCAGGGAACATTTCAGGCTCTGGGATAGGAGGCTGACGGCGCACCACGGCAGGTAGCAGACCATCACCATCTACGGTGATAATGCAACCCTTGTCGATCAAATCATTTGCCAGAATGGGAAACAGTTCAGCTTGCTTCGCCATTGCGATACTGCATTTGTACCGCACGTTATCCAACGTCACATAGCAGCAGGAATCATTGACGTTCAGCGATTGCTTAAACGCATGGCCTTTGGACTCTCTATAGCTTGAGTCATACCCATATAGATGCAGAAACCTGTACCCAAGGGTATAAACAAGGCACATGGCTGAAAGCCCTACAGTCGTTCCACCACCAATCTGGGAGTATTCAAAGTCGACTACTGGTTCTGTTCCGGCAAGGTCTGGGATGTACGGTTGCCACAGGATAACCTGATCCCCAGCAATATCAAACGTGGAAGGATGGCATTGCGCCGATAGCAGGTACTTGTCTGCCCATCCAATAAAGAACTTGTTCTCCTCACGGGCATCAACCATTACGGTGTAATCGACCGTGATTCCATTTTCAAACAAGTATTTTGCTGATCCGTTCAGGGCGAATATCTTCTGCCCAAGGCTCTGTCGCCACTTGATCGAATCAAGGCAGTCAGCCACAGATGGGCCGCTACCTACGATTACTGCGTGTTCCTCATGTGGAGGAACCATCTTCACCCACGGTAACTTCAACCGAGAGTTCTGTGCTATCTGTTGCTGAAGCGTGTCATTATCGGTATTGCACTCAACAACAATGTCATTCATTTAGACCCCTGCGAGTAGTCGCGTTAGGTTTAGATGTAAAAACGGGGAAGGCTTTTGACCCTCCCCGCAGATTACCGTATCGCCTGATTAGGTGATGCGGCCCATCATGTGAGGACGTTGAATCGTCACAGCAATGGTGGTAACAGCAGACGCAACCGAGGTGGTATTGGCAGTACGCGCACCGATGATTTGTACACCGGAAGCATTTTTGCCAATAACACCCGTCGAAATGAAACCGATTGCCTGTTTGTTGCTGAACTTCACCGTGGTTTTCTTCACAACAGCCGTCCCGCTGATCTGATACCAAGACCAGTTGGTTGTCGAGGTATTCGCCGCCATCGAAACGGCAAGAGGCATACCAGACTTATTAACCGTGGCAGCAGTAGGAATAGTCGGCGCGAACGTCGAAGCATCATACTGAACAACAGTTCCAACCGCGTTTGCAGCAACCCCAGTCAGAAGAATGAACTCACCAGCACCGTAAGTTGGGTCAATCGCGGTAACGATTTGTCCCAACGTGGCCGGGGGAGTTGCACTTGCCGAAGAAGCATTCGGAAGGGTTACTCCAGTGTCGATATTGGCAATCGGCAACAGACCGGCAGCAGCGTTTTGAATGGTATAGGCCATGATAATTTTCCTTTAAGTTATGAGAATGAAAGCGCGTTCACGCCTTCAAAACTCCCTGGAATTGAGCACCAGAACAAGTCAAATTACCGGCCCATCCGATCAGCTTAACGATGGCATCCTGGTTGATCGCTTGACGCTCACCACCGATAGGCACAAAGTTACGATCCTTATGGGGACGCAGGAAGATGAACTTGGTGTTCAGGAACCACATATGGTTCGCGGTTGCATTCGCACCAATACCACCGTCCAGAACTACGTCAGCCGAAGTACCGCCACCATAGAACTTCAGGGAGGCGAAACCAGCGCCGGCTTCTTCAGCCGAAGCAATACGCTGAATCGCTTGCAGCGAATTAACGTAGAAGCTGTAGTAGTTGTTGTCAGCAACGATCAGATCAGCCTTGTCATTACCGCGAACCAGTTGCAGGCTCAGTGCGGTCATGTAGTGTTGAATGTTCGCAGCAGAAACAGCCGCACCACCGTTGGTCACACCGGAATAAACGACGTTCTTCCAGAACGCTCCAATCGTGGTGTTGCGGTCAATACCACCGTAGACGTTGGTGTTGGTATCAGGAACAGCCGCAGCCAGACCAGTGATGTTCTTGCCGCCGTTGCCAGTACCATCAAGATAAATGTCACCAGCGATACGGTTCAGCAGTCGGGCTTCCGAGACAGCCATGCGGCCATCCAGCAGGTCGATAATCTGTTCCTTGCCGGAGTTCTGGAGCATTTCCAGACCAGACATAGTGACAGCATCGGCGTACTGAGTCAGCGAGAACTGCGCTGCGCTAATCGGGCTATCCGGGCTGATGTTGATCAGTTCATATCCAGAGTAGCTGTTAGCGTTGTTGGTGGTAGTGTCGTTATACATGATTTCTTCCAAAATCACGTTACCGCCACTGACGGGACGAACATTACCGCGCGCTTTCAGCCTTTTCAGGAGCGCGTTGTTGTTCGTCAGGTTATCGGACAGCTCGCCTGATCGCTGTTGGATCGTAGTGGCGATGATGTCCGTTACTGCACTGTTGGCAAATGCCATAATATTCTCCTAAGAGTCCGTTAAACCCGGCCTCCTGCATGTTCCTCAAAAGCGGAGGAAAGCGCAGAACGCCTATCCTTTGCGCTTTGGCCTGTAGTTATTCCACTAGGAGTAGAGGATTTCACCGACACTGCCGCTGCCTTAGCTTTCGCTACTTGCTGAGTCTTTGCGGCTTCTGCACGGGCGGCTGACAGGAGTCGTTCCTGTTCTGTTTCCCATACATCGTCCTGCATTCTCACAGCTTTTGCATAAGCCGTTTTCAGATCAGGGGCCAAACCGGACTCAAGGAGTTGAGCCATTGTTTCCCTTACTGCCTCAAAGTGAGGAAAATGTTCCACATCACTCTGTACCTCATTGATTTTTGACATCAACTCGGCTTGTTTCTGATTTTCTGCCCAACCATTGACTTTGTCAACTTGTTGTTTCAGCGCAGCAAGTTCCTGCATGGTAGCGGTTACTCGCCAATCTAACTGCTGACCACCTAGAAGTGCCTGTAGAGGCACATTGTAGTCATTGGCTAGTTTTACAAACGCATCCAAGCGTTGCTGATCTGTTCCAAGAGCAAGCGTTTGATGCGCTCGTCCAAGGTTATTGATCCACGCAGCCGGATGAATGCCGTTTCGTTGAAGATCAGGAATGAACGGAGCAATCGCTTCCTGCAAAGCCCTAGCGTTTTCTGCCTCGCCTTTGTAGGTGCTTACTCCGGTCTTGTACTCTGATTCTCGTTGATTTGCATATTGAAGAAACTTTGTCGCTTCTTCTTTCGAGAGAGGTTGTCCAGTTTGCAGTTTATCCCACAGAGGAAGATATTCCTTCTTCCACGTCGTAGGTCTTTGTAGAGCCGGAGCTTCTTTCTCGGAATGATCTACCGGATCAGGTATATCGTGTTTCGTTGCTACCGGAGAAGGGTTTTCCGATTCCCTTACAGCCTTGGCGAACTTTCCTTGTTCATCCCTAGACCGTTCGGGTTCTGTAGAGGTTTCAACTACAGGAGAAAGCGTGCCTTCTTCAGCAGCATCAAAGTTTGATTCTAGTGTATCGCGCAAAGTGATCGGCGCGGCAACTTCTTGATCCATGTAAATCTCCTGTAGCGATTAAGCCGACTTGTTGATTGCCCAGAGGGACGAAGCACCTGCAACTACGCAGATGTACTCGATGGTCGAGAACAGCGTCTGGGTGGTTTGCGTACCAACTACAGCCAGACCAAACGAAGTACCCGGAATCTGGATAGCACCACCAGTGGGCGGCCATACCTTGATAGACGAGCCGGTGTCATTTATAACAATGCACGAACCTCCGGCTTCACAGTTAGGAAGGCGAACTCCATCAGCACCCGTGACACGGTTTACCCCTGCGGCGAGTTCTACTGCCGTGGCGAGAGTGGACGACGAAGTAGCCGTTACAGCAGCAACGGTTCCATGAGGGACGGTTTGTGCAGCAACCGGGGCGATTCCTACACCAATCAGTTCTTTTGCGAGGGTCATGTCTTTCTCCTAACGATAACGAAGTTTCTCTTGCGCCACCTGAATGAGTGTTTCCTTCAACCCAGGAGGCGGCGTCCTTGGTCGATTTACCTGCTTCTCGTTTCCGATTTCAATGCAATTTGTGGCTTTCAGCATTTCACGATGCTGCCTGCGTCCTTCGATGATTTCTCCGGTCGCCATAGAACGATAGGGCTTAATATCAGGCATGATGTAGTGCATCGGAGTGATTTTCTCCGTTGCCTCATCAGCCGGAATGGCTTCGCCGTTAATGTATATCCATCTAAATCTAGCCATGATCTCCTCACAGTAGAAGAAGGATTGCTTCTTCGTCGTCGTCTTCGTCGCGCATCCGTTTTGCTATAAGTTCTCGCTGAATCATACTATCAATCAGCACTCTAGCATTTTGCAGTTGCGCTTGTAAATCGTATCCGTCGTTCGTTTCCCGTGCTACAAACACAGGAACTTGTTCAATTACAGCATCTACAACTGTTTCCGGTAGTTCTCCAGTTACTTTGGCATACGCTTGTCGAACGGCTGCCTTAACCCCGGCGTTGTACTGCTCTACCTCTTTCTTGTGCTTCTTTTCCTTGCGCCATCCACCGGCATCATCTCCACCGTGCTTGACTGGGATGACCGGGATTGGCGCACTACTTCTTGTGCAGAGTATTGCAGCAAGCATGTCTTACAACAGCGTTTTCAGTTGTTCCAGCGTTGTTTCAGTCTCATTCTGCTGTCCAGCAAGATCGACAACACGCGCAATATCTCCAACTTGAGTTGCATGTGCCAACTGAGAACTAATAGACGCCAATTTGTTCTGCGTCAATACGATGAGTTCATTTATCGTCATGGCCTTACACCAATGGGATCAACTCTTGGGAAATCGTAGAAAGGTGCGATAGCAAGAAAACGCAGTCATAATTATACGTCCCGACAGTAGCACAATACGTTGCCATACGGTTTCCTACTGCCGCCGTACCAGTCTGCAAGAAGTCTGTTGGGACCATCGGCGACAATACTCTGTTCTTCACGTCGAACCTGAATATCTGATTGACTGCGCTGGCTGTGTAGATGTTCATGTAGAACATCCTGCCCTCGTTGTCAAATGGAGACAGACATCCACTGGTTCCGGTAGTCAAGGCCACCGCGCCGTCGATGGTGATGGCACTCGACCAAGTTCCGGTGATACTGCCGGCAATGTCAAGTGTATCAACCGTGGCAGACGCCCCCCGGAAGAAGTGGCAGTGCGAATGTCGAGCATTGCGCGCAGTGTCAGGCTCGATTCCGAATGATGGTGCCCACATTCCACCCGCAGCACCAGCAGCCCCGGCAACTCCGAAGTAGGTAGTGTGCCACGCGCCAGCGGTGATTGAGTTTGTTCCGTTGTTGACCGTCGCATCGCCGTAGTTGTAAGTATAGACGGACGTGTTAGCCGTGGTGCGGAGCAGCAGAAGATTGGGTAACTCGATAACGTACTTAGCATTTGCAGATGGCTGTACCGTCCATGCAGTACCAAGTGTATAAACAGGACTTGCTCCAGCCGTGTGACTGGCAATGATGCGTCGTTGCCCGTTTGATGTTGGAGTTACAGTATCCTGAACAATTCTGATCTGGAAATTGCGGTACTCGTTGGCAGCAACAACTGCATCACCTAACGCCGCCTGTCCGGTCAGCGTTCCAGCAGCCGTAGCCGTCGCCGTTAGCGCATGTCGAGTCTCAACTCCGGTATCGTAAGTGAATGCACCAAGGACCATCCCCTCACCTGGCATGCAGTCATAGGGGGTGTATTGCTCGTCGAGCACCAGCATCGCCGAGTCAGTGGTCAGCGTGGCAGGAAGGTTGGTGATCGACAGACCCGTGGATAACGTGTTTGTCCCGACCTCCAATGTGCGGAAGGCGTTTGCTGCCAATAGGCCCGAGGACAGCATGACCACACGACCCGCCACGATCTCGTAGCGGTCATTCAACGCAGGGGTGAAGCTGAACGCCGATAGTACGGTGATCGTCGGAGTCGTCCCCGCCGTATTGCCTACTATGTAGCGTTCCTCAGTCTTGCCTGATGCGAAGCCGATGATTCGCAGCTTGAATCCGTACTCACCCGATCCACCCCGGTTTGCCAGCATGTTCAAGCCGACCGCCGTTGGGAATGCTGTGGAAATTACCACGCTTGTCGTTGTGGCACCGGCGGCAATCGTACCTACCAGACCTAGCGACGGAGCGAACGCCATAGTGGCACCTGCGCCAAACGTACCGGCAAGGGCTGGCGATTGAACGAAGTTCCACGATTTTGTGACTATGTTGTATCGGTTCAGTACTGTCGCACTGACAAGTTCGTAGACGAATGGGTTGCGACTCAAACCAGACCTAAGATCGGAGCAAACACAAGCCGCCGCTGCGTGAGCATTCGGTGCAGGAGCAACCTGTCTCCATGCCAGTTGATCAACAACCTTGCGAAATGTATTTGCCATAGTTTATCTTATGTAATCTTAGATCCAATGGAAGAAGCCCATGACTGACGATCAATTGCCAAAACCATGACCGTCGCATTACGACCATCCAGTGATGCCACGTTCCCTACTGTAGTCACAGTTCCTGACTCAATTACAACTGTACCGCGTGTCCTTTGCAGTGACTTGTCGTAGCCCAGTGGGGCCATCAGCATCTGTAGAATGCGGGACAAGAGGTTGTTCCCAGTATCATCAACTACCGGAACTTCAGATGCTCTCAATTGAGCATCCGTTAGCCCTGGATTCGATACGGAAACTGTTCCAGATATAGGCTGCGTGGTAGCAGATGAATCAGTTTTCAGTGCACCAGCCGCTGTTACAACAGCACGTAATGAGCCGTTGTCAGCATCTCCAATGAATACGCCTTCCCGCTCAACCACTCCCATTCCGGTAGTGACTTTTACGGTATCAAGGTTTATCCCTGATCCTGGGGTTACGGGTATGAGGGAATCGGTAGCCATTACTGAACTCCACTCACTCGCCCGTCAGGGCCGCGAAGTATTGTCTTCGGTTTAGTAAGTGCTTCAGCCATTCCCTGTATCGCCTGTAGTGTCTGCCCGTGCATGTCAGCAAGTTTTCCCAGATGATCCGGTTCAGCAGTCTCCGCTTCACCACCCAAATCCTCTGTAACCTCGTTTGAAGCAGCCGATTCAGCCGCCATCAATGCTGCATCCATCTGTGTTTTAGCAGAAATCTGGGCAATTGTCACCTTTGCAGCAGTCTCGAATTCAATCTTCCATTGTTCAAATTGTTGCCTGGATTGCTCCATAAACTGCTCATGGGCTTGCTGTTGTTGAGAAATCTGCAACTCTTGCTGCATCTTCAACTGGTCAGTTTGCGCTTTCAACTGCATGGCATGTTCGTCGCGCTGTTGCTCCATCTGAAGTCGCATCTGACTGGATTGTGCCGTCTGCTGGAGTTCAGCCTGCTTCAACTGCATCTCACCTTGTGCCAACTGTCCATCCTGCTGAACCTTTGCCATTGCCGGATCGGGTTTTGGAGGCTGTGGTTGCGCGGCTTTTGCCTTCATTTCATCAGCAACCTTGTCGAACTCGCCTTCCATCGTCCTGCCGACCTTGAACGCAGTTACACCAAACTTCAGCATGTCCATGACTAAAGGAACAATCATAGGTTCAGCAGCAGCGGCTTGTCCTGCTTTTTCAATGAACGTCCCCGCAGCCGTCAGAAACTCCATCCGGTCCTTCTTTTCCTGATCTTCATCAGCCTGGACCATCGAATCCGCAGCGACTTCTATGCGGAAACTCATCAATGGGTCTTGTGTGAGCATCTGAATCGCTTGTGGGATCAAAGACTGATCTTCAAATGACATTTGCTGAACTGCGGCGAGTTTCGTCAGAGTCTCGGGTGAAAAGTGCTTGCACATGATCTGAGCCTTGATCTGGATCAATTCCTGTGCAAACTCACTTACTTCATTCTGCATCGACTTCAATCGGAGGCTGGCGTATTGTCCTTTGATTTGCTGCGCCGTTGCTGTTTCGTTTGCGTTGGTTTGCCCCCGGATAATGTCGGAGATACCCGTAATATCATAAATCTGCTGTTTGACCTGATCCATTGCCTTGTAGGCTTCGACCAATGCAGAGGCAATTGGAGCCAAGTCAACCAGATCAATTGCGCCACGGAGTCCCTGTTTCTCACTGAATGCACTCCAATTCTTTACCGGAAGCAGCGCATTGTCCTCTCCCTCAGAGAACAACCGCATAAGTTCAGGGACAGAAGCATCATAGACACCCCTGACTCTCAAAGCCTTGATAAGCCCATCAATCTTGTCAGCAAGGGAATCAAGTTCCTTTGCTTGATCCTGATAAAGACTGAAATCAGGAACAGGCTCAAGAGAATCGTTCGTCAGCGTTGCGTACAGCGGCCTCGGGCATGGGAAAAAGTTTTCAAGTTCCAGCGGGTCATCCCGTTTATCCAGAATCTTGTTCATGGACTTGGAAAGCCAGATCGCGGAATCTGTCTCTTTGTCCCAAATCTCGTAAATCAGAGCCTGGTTCTCCATATCGTCAGACTTGGAGATTTTCTTGTCGTCTTTAGGAGAAGCATCCAGGGGAATCTTGTTTCCAAGTTCTTCACCGAAACGCTCTACACATGCAGAGCGAGAAAGATAGACTTTTCTCCAAACTGCGGTGACTTCTTCCCACGTCCTAGCGACTTTATGCCCGAATTCGCGCCAATGGACGTAATCTACAGGGGCACATTCGTACTCAATGACCTCTTTTTCAGTGTCGTCAGGGATTTCAGACTCATCTTGGGCTTCATCAGCATCTTCAGTGATCTGGAAACCATCGTCAGGAACTCCGAAATGAGGTTCATAACGAACCCAAGCTATTCCTCTACCCCCTAAAAACCTGTCCTGAACGCAATTTTTCATTGCGGCCTTGTAGTCAGGGTAGTGTTCTACCTCAAACTCTAATGCCCTTTGGAGGATGATGGATGCCACTCGGCCAACCGGATCATTATCTCGGTATCGACGAGTAACTTCAGGTTTGGGCAGTCTGGAGAACACCGCAGGGGAGATAGTCTGGACATTACTCCACAGCACGTTGAACTTGGCTGTGGTGTCGTTGTATCCACGGGAGTCATCCCGGTATCGCTTGAGGATTTTTTCAACTCGCCCCTCCCATTTCTTGAAAGTGCGGTCGTAGGCTGAAATCGTATTCAGCCATTCGGTTACTTCCGAATCTGGCGAGTCCTTCTTAGCCATGATTTCAGATGAAAATGATCGTTACGTTCAGCGTATTTGCTATGACTACCCCAAGACCGTTCTTCAGAGAGGCTGGGAGTGGATACCATGTTCCCGCAGTCGGAGTGATCGTCCCGGTTACAGGGGTTGAAGTTCCAGTGGAAGCATCATCATAAATAATGATAGTTCCAGAAGTCGTGGAATTACACAGAAAACCAAGCATGTCACAAGCTCTGGGAGATACGTTACCAGTTGCCGAAACGACTTTATAACCCCCGGTAGGGCTGACGTTTGAACTCATGTCAAATTCTCCATTCTCTGCGTTGAGTCGCGGTGCGCCACATCTCATTCAAACTGAAACTAGGCTTCCCAATCGTGATACCCCTCATGGGTTCCATCGCTTTATCAGGTTCAGCTTCATGCCTCCAGGCAATCGCCAAGTATCTGAAAGCATCGGCTCCATGACTCGTAAAATCGTGTTTCGGCTTGTCTTTCAGCATCTTGCGCTCAGAGTCGTACTCTCTCTGATACTGTTTCAGACACATCACGCCAAATTCGGTCTTTTCTTCGTCAAACCAGCACTTCTTGAGCGCAACTCTACTCGCTTGAATTCCGTCTTGCAAGGACAAATTCGGACAAATTCTCATATTTCCTAGCCCAATTAAGGCAGAAAGTTGCTCAATTATGCTTTTTCCACCAGATGCCAGAGTTTTTGCCCTTGCATCATGGGGTAGCCAATGTAGGCCATATTTGTAAGGTTTGTCCATTACCACGCGGGCGTAATACTCCACCGCCTCTCCATTACTGGAGTGGTAATCTATGACATGAATCTCATCGCCTACGACCTGATAGAACCAGATACTCGTATCGTCTGAATACCCCAAGTCCCATGCCGTATGCACAGGAACTTCAGGATCGTATTCAACCTTTGTAATCCGTCCCTGGTCTTTTGCGTCCTGCATCTCTTTCCCGTAGTAAGACCCAAGCACAGCACTAGAGAAACTACAGTAATACTCTTGCAGCCAGAAGGCTTTACCAAAAGCCTCTCCATGTTCTGCCTGCATTTCTTCCAGTTCCGCTTTTAACTGTTCTTCACTGAAAATACCCGTATCGTCAGCAGTCAAAAGCTCACCAAACCATCCTTCACTCTTTTTCGCCATCTCATACATCTTGTGAAAATGGTTCTCTCCCCGTGGAGTAGAGTTGAAAACAGCCCACCCATCGTTCTCCAAAAGCATGGGCCTCAAATACCCCCAGGCACTCGGATTACTCAATGCGTATTCAGAGAAAACCACCCCGGCAGGGGTACTTCCAACCAAACTGTCAGGATCGTCACTACCAACAAGCTGAAACGTCGAACCATTCAACAGTTCGATAATCATTTCCTGCTTATTTGTGGATTTTCTCATCTCATGGGGAAAGACCTCATCCAGTCTCAATTTCCCCGTATGCGGATTCACCGCAGCCCAGATCGCTTTCCGGGCCTGTCCATACTCAGGTAAGCAATACCAGTAATTCCCTACCCTCTTTTGACTCTGTACCGCACAGTTATGCAGCATCACAGCGTCTTTACCACTCCGGCGGTGCCAACTCACTACCGCCCTTTTCCCTCCCTTTATCAGATAACTCCACAACTTGTTCTGATA